CCGACTGACCCTCTCTCTCAGACATTTTTTCACCCCATGATAAAAGCCCGGTCACACGCCGGGCTTTTTTTGTTTAAATTCATCTGGAACAACTGTTCTCTCTGAGAGCTTCAGGGAGAACTCCCTCGGGTATCCGTCATAGAACACGATTTCCACAACCGCCCTCGGATTCTTTTTGGGTCCACGGTCGGGGTCAGTCATCTCACCCGCAACAGAGCACAGTTCATCTAACCTTACCTTCTGACTTTCTAACAATCCACCGTGCATACATTACCTCAAAACGGACAGTTATAATGTTTGATGATCTGCGTGTACGGGTCGTGTTCGGCGATCATCAGGAAACATTGCTTCTCCGTGTCCCAATACTTCCGGTACGGAAGCCCGTTGTACATCGTCACCTCTTTGTTCACGGAGATAATGCTGTCTCTCGGCAGGGTCTTGATGATGCGTGACATATCACAGTGGCAACGGACGTTTGCAACATCGCACACAACTATCGCAGGACCTTCGCTAAGGGCCTCAAATTCGGTTTTTACAGGGGCAGGGGTATAAGTGGAAGGGTCTGCATCAAAAACGCTCTGGAGCACCGTTTTTGGGTCGATTTTGATACTGTTTTTCCTGACCTCGAAGTGAAGGTGCGGTCCTGTGGAGTTACCGCTGTTCCCTGACAGCCCGATTACCTCACCCTTCCGCACTGCCTGATACTGTTTCACTCTGATTTCTGACAAGTGAGCATAAACCGTCTCGTAACCATCGGAGTGTTTCAGAACAACATGTTTACCGTAGCCTACGCTAAGATTGCCGACCGTCTTGACCGTGCCGTCCTCACTGGCAAGGATCTCCGTGCCCATCGGAGTGCCATAGTCAATGCCACGATGCGGAGACTCATCTGTGTAAAGCGGGGGAAACTTCTCACCGTAATCTAACGTGATGATGTAGTCATTTTTGAAAGGCTGTCTGAATGTAGTCATTTGTTGAGAACCTTCAGGGCTAAACTCTTTATCGATTTCTCGTAATCTGAGTTCAGCCCTTCATACTTCTTGTTCATGTGCTCGAGGTCACCATTAATAATCCCGGCATCATGAAGTTTTTTTGCCATCATCTGAGTGAGGTCGGATAAGCTGTCGATACGTTCCATCATGAGGAACTGGATATCCGTGTTCTTCTTCTGCTGTTCGGCCTGATACAACTTGCTTGCATGGTACTCCGCTTGTCTCTTGTCGTCTCGTGCTTTTATCTGTCTCTGTATGTAGTACAGAAACAGAGGTACAACAACGAGTTCAACAATCGTGCGGAGTATAGACCAGATGTTCATCAGAAATTATCAGGGTCAGTCGGGTTGTTGAGAATGCCGAAGCCAGTCAGGATAACACCCAACGCATCGACCACGGTCTTGAACGTACCTTCCTCAATACCCCATTTAGCAGGCAGGCCAAAAGCATTTAGGATTGTCCACACAGCCCCAATCACACTAAGCCATACCGCCCACGATCTCCAACGTGGCTGAACTCTGGTAGTTCCAACGCACTCGTACTCACCCGATTCGATTTTCTGCTGTAATTCTTCTTCACTCATAAGCATAGCCCTCATATCTTTCCAAAAACGACCGCTGTCTCTCGACATGAGTCAAAGGTTTATCGTCATATTTATTTTACCACGCATTACAAAGAACTATATCTACTTGATTGATAAGTGCTTATGTGTTATAATCTAATTACACACGTCATGGATGATGTTGCTCATTGTTATTACCTCCGAATAAGAGAAGCCCCGGTGGTCAGTCGGGGCTTCTCGTTATTTAAACCATCGCCATGAGAGTATCATTAACACAACCCACAACAGGATGAACCCTGCCAACGGGATCATCAATATCATACCTCATCCCTCGTAACCTTACGGAATTCACATTCAGGATGGGCCGACTTCACCATTGCCCACTTCAGTCTAAATTCAGGGGTCTCTATCCCCTTTGTGTCTTCTACGATAATGCGGTTCGTAGCATTATCGATGTATTGGAAGTCTCCGACATAGAACCGAGACCGTTCCTTCTCCCCAGTCTCCGCATCACGGTATCCCGTGAATATCTGGAATTCCGGTTGCAATCGGAGAGCGGTAATCTCTCCCGCCTGTTCCAGAAGCCTGAGTTGCTGATACCTCGTCGCTTCCAGACGGCTTGCAAAGGTGATCCCGTTCACCTGCGTTTTCTTTGCGTTGTATTTCGGCATTATTTCCTCATAATTAATTCGTGTATTTGGGCATCGTATTCTCTCTCTTCATCGAAAGCCATCCATGTACTTACATGGTCATCATCCATATGGGCATCATCCATTCCGAAAAGATTTTTCTTTGAGAAGTATTCCTCATACACATTCAGGTCACTACTCAAATCACTTATTACTCTCATATGATCTTCTTCAACATATTGTATAATTCCCCATCTTCTCCAAAGACATGGAAAACCTGAACAAGAATATCCTATGTTTTCTATCCATATCGGTTTACCTTCCATTTCTTGTAATTCTTCCCACTTTAGTGCTTTCATCTCTCTCCCCTCACTTCTCTGAGTACATCAACCAGTCTCTCTCTCAGCGGTTGTGTCTGCATCCTATAGAGCGGAAACTGCTTCAGGTCGCTCTCAGTCCAGTAGTGTACGTCCCCTGAAACGCTGACCATGTCAGCATATAAGTCATCGACCTTCCTGATTAGCATCCACACGTTCAGGTTGCTGTTCCACACAGGTTCGCCGACCATCTCCCGAAGGTCATCCATTGTCAGCGGATGGCTCGTGTCCAGTCTGGGGTCAGCCTTGTGAATGTGGCAACCGCAGTCATGTAGTAGTGCTTTCACTTCTGCGTAGGATTCTTTTGCATGGCAAAATTGACAGGTTGTCAATTCAATATCAGTTCCACCCTCTTCGTTAGCAAAGAAATTTGTTATCGTATCAACGTTGATAGATACGATTCTCTCGTCTCTATAGTCTTCCACTTCAATAAAATGCGGATACATTAGTTCTCCTCTCCAGTCTTACCAAGCTTTACCAAGCTTTTACCAAGTTCCCGCTCTTTCCTGTAGGCTTGCCATGTCTTGCCGTATAAACTTTTGGGATTAAATTCTTCTCCAGTTTGATCTATCAAATAATCGTCTCCCATCGAGTTTATAATTATCCATTCACCCTTATCAGGACGCCATTCTCCCTGATATGTGTACTCCACCCATACAGGCTTCCCTTCCATGCCTTTCAACTCGTCCCACGTGAGGGGTTTGTTCGACTCTGGCAAGAAGATTGCAATTACGGAATTACACTGTGGGCAAGTGATCTCATGCGTAATTTTTTTGACCTTCAGTGGGTCTAAAATATCTTTCAGTACCTTCAGGTAGTGGAGCGCATCGGCTTCCCATGGTGTTGGCGAATACGGTGCTTCAAATATCACTTCATCAAGCGTCTTCATCGCTGAATTCCTCCTTTAATTCCCATTTTTCGCAAGTGTCATAAATATCAGTAAAAATTCGATATATGCAACCATATGCTCCGGGTAAACCCGTATAAAAGCAGTGCTTGCAGATTATGCAACATCTGTTTGATAAGAAGTATTTGCCTTCTTCATCAAGTATTTTCATCGGTCTGCTCATCCCATTTGATTTTCATACCGCAATACTGACAGAAGTGCCAGAACCGACTAACCGCTATAGAGCACCTGCCACAACGCCAACGTGCACCGTCTTTATACGGTTTCTCACCTTCGTGAATTCGGTGAGCCTCACCATCTTGATAGCCTTTTTCATACTGGTCACGGTCATACTGCAACGCTCTCATCAACTCCGCTTTATTGACCTCAATGCCATATGACTTGACAACCTGCATGATGTCGTCTTCAATTTTGGATGTCATCTCTCCTACAATGATTCGAACAGGGCTTTCATAACTCATCGCTCACCTCGCATATCTGCACCGCATCGACCGCAGAACGCATGAAACTCTCTTCTGTCACGTTCCGTTTCAGAAAAAATAACATGACCACATTCAGAGCATTTCCACCAAATGAAAGGTCTATCATCACCTGTCGATGGCTGCACTTCCCACTTTCCCTTCTTCCACTCCGGTTCTGCGGATGGGACTTCCTCAATCGCTCTCAAAGCATCTCTGACTCCACCGAGCCAACCTTCGGAATCAGCTACCGAGGCATCACAATGGATCTCAATACCATCTACGTTTTCGCAAGTCGTTATGCCAACAATCGCTTGTAAAGCTTTCTGTCTACTTATCAAATCGCTCATGGTCACCTCTCGTCATTTCCACTCCAATCTCGCACCGCATCCACAACAGTACACGTCCTCAATTTGCACAACACGACCGCAAGCTTTGCAAAGGTACTCGCCGTCTATGTTGCTATACTCAGCCTTCGCCGTCCGCTCACCCATTGCCTTGTTCCATGCTTCGATGGCTTCATATTTTGTAGCAAAAACATTAGACTCTATACCACATTTTTCACAATAAATTTTTGCTTGACGCGCTCCATTTATATAAATTACAGCTTCTCCCCCGCATCCACAGCGGACTGGTTTCAATTTCTTACTCATCGTTTTCCTTTCGCTTGGCAGTTCCAAAATCATCGGGCTTTTCCGGTTGGCAATTTTCAATGCTCATTACTCTCCTCTCTGCTTTTTCAAAGAATCCAATTCTTTTTCAAGTTCTTGAATTTTCCATTCAAGGCACATGTTCTTGCTGATCAAATCATCAATGGTTGTTTCGAGAATTTGAGAAACTTTATACAAGTTTGCCAAACTGATCGCTTTTTCTGAACTTCCGATTCTTGACAAATAACCTTTTGAAACACCAATTTCTGTTTCTAATTCTCCGATGCTTTTCCCTTTTTGCTTACAAAGGTATCTTGCGTTTTCGCTAAAATTTTTCAATAATTCTTTCGATGTCATTGGTTACCTTCTTCCCGCATAAAAATGGTATAAAGGGCAATTAGCGCATTTCATTAGTCCGCTCCGCTCTTTTTAGTTCATGCCGTTCAATGTATTCGGACATTGCGTAGATCATTGCTGTTACCTCATAATCATGCATATTCATAATGGCGTATTTTTTGTTATGAAATTCGAACTGAATTGAAGTATTATTCAGCTTGTCCAATGCGCTCCAACATACATTACCAAGACCTTCTCCGAGGTTCCAACCATTCATCACTCACCTCTCGAAAATCAGGATGCCGTCTCCTGCCACATGACCCGCCACCTGTTCATTGCCGTACCATCCTCTAAGCTTCTCCGCAATAGCGAGGCTGTTGATCATCCGTCCTGAGCGTCCGTAGTTGCCTACCTTCAAAGTGTTCTCGAAATCAGCCTCTGCATACTTGAGCATCACTCTGTGTTTCATCTCATCCAGAAACACATTCACGTACTCCGCATCATGCAATGCTTCGAGCACTGCCTGCGTTATCCCAACACCTTTCTTTCTGACAGAAAGGTACATCTTTTCATTGCTGAGCTTCGGCTTGTAAATCACAAACCCGTCTAACTCACTCATATCATTCCCCCTAAAAGAAGTCCTCGCTTGCGCTGGGTTGCCTCCGCTTGCGAGGTTTTGAACCGTACATCGTGGTAAAAAGTAGTTCATTTGGGAGGCTCTCCTTTCGTTTCATTCCCAGTGGCGTATCCTACATGGACTACAACGCTTATCGTTTATTCCAATCGCACATCGTTGTGCGGTACATCGTCAGTTAGTCGGCGTATTCTCGCCTTGCCTCAACGTTCCAACGGAACGCCATGCATCCCTTCGGTGAAGCATCATAGTCAGGGATTTCCTTTCCCGTCATATCACAGTGCAGTTTGTACTCACGCTTTCCGTTCTCATCCCTGTGACACTCTTCTTCAAAGTGAATGCACTCACGACATTTGAATAAATCAATGCTCATTCTTACCTCTCAGTCTTTCAAATAGCGGTCATGATATTCATGCTCCGCTTCATCAACAGTGATCTCGCCTGATTGCATCTCGCTTTTCAGCTTGGCGAGGAAGTTCCACTTCTCAATGACCTCTGCTTCAGTCGGGGCATACTCATCGTTTCCGCATCGACAGCATTCCACAAAGACCCTTCTGGGTCTCTCACTGATTACTTCGACCTCGTCACTCCCGCATTCTGGGCAGTTTGCTAACCGCTCATCTTTCATGATTTCCCCTTTGTCATCTTCCACACACTGAGCAGTAACGCACCTGCACCGTGACCACCGTACCGCATCACCATCTCTTCATGGAAGTCATGCTCTGCCTGTCTCACAAGTGCAGGGTCTTTCGTGTTGCGGATGTTCTTCACGAGTTCTTTTATCCAATCGAGATCATCCTGAAGAATCGTTGCTTTGTCTTCTTCAAAGCTGACTGCTTTCGGGTCATGTGTCCCGATGATCTTCATGCGAACACCTCGTCAACGAACGTCTCGCCGTTAGCTTCTCTGCGCTTCATCCAGTCCGGCTTTT